AAGTGTCGCAGTTCTGAAGGTCATGGTCAGGAGAGTTATTATCAGCTTCCAGCAGTTTGATAGCCAGAACAGATACTAAGGTTCCTCTTGTTACGCCGGTAATCTTGCCTACAACATCGACTCGATAATCAGAGGCGTCGCGCAGAAGAATCTGATGCCCCTCACGAACACGATTAGCAAGCAGTGTAGTGATTCGAGCATAGACTACATCGCCTGCAGCTCCACCACCTGCATAGGCAACAGACAAATCAGGCAGAGTGAAAATGCCTGTCACAGCTCCACCTACAGCCGATTGCTCCTGAGTCCACCAATGAAACTGAGGGTCGTCTACAGACTCAGAACCCATCATAGATAAAATGGCTGTTAAAGGAGCACTTCCATTGGGATACAGATACATTATCTGCTCCCTCCAGTTCATAGGCCTCTGGTCATCTACCCAGTCGCCAGTACCTCTCATTCCAAGAAACATAATTTATTACCTCCATAGAGAATTGAATGTTAAAGAGCGTTTATTTATTAAACGGTCTTATTGTTAATTACTGTCCCATATCGTAGTCATAGCCTTCAGGGAAATTCGGCAGAATCTGTGCCAACTGGAACCATTTCAGGCCATCACTATAGAGCAATATGCTATCGCATTTACTATTGAATACTATATCCAACCAGCACTCACTGTCATCTTTGTGAGTGATAGTGATAGTATTAACAGCGTCTGCCGCCCTCGCTACGATTGAATAGAACCGACCCTTAGCTTCTGCGACCGGCGGAAGAACAATTACCATAGGTGCAGTAACTGCACTCGGCCTAACTACATAGTCTCTAACTGTCATCTCAACCGATGCAGCAGGGTCAATAAATTTGTCAACAACTTCTTTATCGTGCTGAGCACCACGATCTTCAAGAGCCATAATTTGTTACCTCCCTATTGATTTATTCATATCTGCGATTTCTTTCTCAAGCGCTGAAGTATTAGGCCTCTGCGATTGAGACTGTCTTTGTCCACCTTTAGCATTGGGAAGACGAGGAGATTTGTCTTTCTCCTTCTTCTCACCTGCTATAGCCTGTTTGTGAAGCTCGAGCCTCTTCCTTGCTTCAGGCGCAGTAAGGTTCATAAGCTCGGAGTATTTCTTGTCGGGATTCTTTGCAGCAATCTCTTCAAAAACTGCAGCCACGACACGCTTGAAGGGAACAAGGTCAGAATTCTCTTTATAGAAATTATCACTTGCTTCCTTCAGAGTTGTGAGTAAAGTCAAGTTGTGCTTGACAATCTCAGGGATAGTGTTAAGAACGCCCTCTGTTGCTATTCGCTTAGAGTCGTTCACTCCTTTCGCATAGACTGTGTTTAAGATCTTGTTGAGGGCAGCTTTGTCCCTTGTCAGATCGTCCAAATCAAGATCACCAATAAAGTCCTGTTCATCGAGTTTAAGGGGTTCCTCTTTTTTCTCCGCAGGCTTTTCCTCAGACTCTTCCTTCGGCTTTTCAGCCGGAGGTGTTTCAGGCTTCTCATTGAGTCTGGCTCTCAGATTCTCAATGATCTTGTCTTTGTCAGTCTCTTCCTCTTCCTTTTCTTCTTCCTTTTCCTCTTTCTCTTCTTCCTCAGAAGATTCATCAGAGGATTCTTTCTTATCCTCTTCTTTCTCTTCAGAAGATTCTTCTTCTTTGCTTTCCTCTTCTTTCTTGTCCTCAGATGATTCTTCTTTCTTATCATCATCTTCCTCATCACCTTTAAGGTTCTCCGGCGTAGGATCTCCTAAAGCTGTGAGCATTTCCTCTATTTCGTTGTTTACCTTTGCTTCGCCTTCCATAATACTTCCTCCTTGTTTAAGTTCGTTTAATGATTTAACGGTCTATTTCAATGCAATCTGACGGAAGACTTCCTTCCAATATCCTTGCACTGTTGAGCCGTCTCCACCTACATTAGTCAGAGCTAATATGTCATTAGCTTGAGCTACGAATGAAGAAAGAGCCGGAAGCTGATTGAGATAGATAGCTCCGGCAGCAGCAAGCCCATCAACTATGCTAATGTTGTTGTCCTGGAAAATGAATACTTTAGTCTGTCCCTGAGTCCCACCGATTATGCTAGAGATGCTAACTCCAGCGTCAGCATTAACTATTACAATCTCAAAGCCAAAGATTCCAAGGTCAGTACCTACGGATAATGAGACTGTTCCGGCAGGAATAGTGAGTTCTGTGACACCTACTCCTGAGCCACTTGAGAGAGCATTAATTGCTGCTCTCGCTTCTCTAATATAAGCTGCTAAAGCACTTACATTTTCAACATCAGTTGGTTTTGTCGCGTCCATCTTTTTCCTCCTTCTTCTCTTCAATTATACTTAAGAATACATCTGGAAGACTTAGGAAATAGTCTACTGCCTTCTGTCTTCCGTTCAAATCTCCCATGTGCAATAAGACTGATGCGGTCGAAGGATTATTCCCTTCAGCATCATCAACTATAGATTGCATCTCTCGGTTGAATCCTTCTTTCCATGACTTAAGTTCTTCAACCATATCAGCCCAGAGGATAGATTCTTTAAATTCCTCTAAAGCATCTTTGCTTACTCGTACTTGAATAGTTTCCATTATTAAGCTCCTTAATAAGCTCCAAGAGCGTGCATAATACTCCATCTACTTACTTTCATTATTTCTGCTATTTGTTTATAAGTATTTCCAGACTCTCTTAATTCTAATATTCTATTTATATCTAAATATATTGTTCTAGGTCTTCCAGAATAAGGTGCTCTATTTCTCTCTTCTCTATCACTCATATTATCAGAAGGGCTCCCTAAGTATAAATGATTAGGATTAACACACTTAGGATTATCACACTTATGTAGAACTAACTTTTTATCTGGAATGCTTCCATTAGTAAGCATCCAAACCATTCTATGAGCAAGGACATGTGTATACCTATCTGGATAACATATATGTCCATATCCATTACTACTCAATGCGCCTATCCAATCCCAGCATTCTTCTAGGCCCTTCTTATTTACTTTAGGCCAAAATCTATTCTCTATAGACATTATACACCTTCTGGATTCACAGGTAAATAGTTTCCAGCTTGAACTTGTCTTGCTACTTCTTCATCTGGCACTGTTCTCGGCTGAATATTGTTTACGGTTCGTTTAAAGTCCTCAACATTCTTAGCACCCATCTGCTGAGCGATATAAGTGAATATTCTAGTTACATCAAATTCCTGCATTAACAACTCATTTGTTCCAATAGTTTTGAATAGCTCAATCCAAGAGGAGTTGAAATTACCTCCAGGAATTGAACCATCTCTTACTATTAAATCGTAGTTAATTGCTAAGTCTGAAGGACTTACTCTTCCTCTTGTACTTCCACCAGTAAAGTTTTTCATTAACTGTTCAGCGTAACGACCAGCTACATTAACATAAGCCTCTTGAGTCATATATTGCTGAGTGTGAACGGCAAACTGAGTTCCAACATCTTGCATAAATTGCATCCCTATGATCTGAGCAAGACGTTGTAAACGTGAGACTGCAGAACTTCTCGTTCCACTAAACTCAGCACCAGTCAGCCGCTCAGGTCCTGATTGTCTTAATGCTCCACTCATTGACTGGTCAGCTCCGGAAATCCTATCCATCCATTGAGTAATGTAACCAGAGTCTGAGATATTCGCTCTCGTTATATCATTGACTTGGAGTTGCTGAACTACATTTGTAACACCTCTTCCCCATGCAGGCCTTCGTAAGCGAATGAGTTTGCCAGGCTTTGGGTCTTTCAAATCGTTAATGTTAACTAAATAAGGGTCAACTACTAGCATATCATTAATGGCTTTTCTCACATTCTGAACATGACTATTGAAGAGGAAGTCTAATGTATGTTGTAAGCCGTATAATACTTCAAGTCTTCCAATAGGAGTAATCGAATATCCATCATACTCAGGACTCGCTACAGCCATAGGATACTGTCCGTGATTATGGTCGGCTCTTTCACAAGCTATTATTACATCATCTGCAGCCAGTTCAAAGTACCATTTTTCTGGAGCTTCACCTGTTCCAAGTTTCCACTCTTTAGGAATAAGTGTAATATACATATGAATTCTGTCTATTGGTGAAACAGCTCCAGTCAAAGATCTATGCATATCAGAGGAACCACCATGTCTTGTTTGACGGTCACTTTCATCGAGAGCTAAGGTTGAACGCTTGTTTGCTTTACTCTTTAAATACTTAACATTGAAAAGACCTGAGTCTGGCTGAGCATCTTCATTAAGCAAGTTCATATAATTAGTTCTATCAACCCACCCTATGAATTCGCCCTTCTGAATAT